TGATTGCCAACCATCCTGAGTGGAAGTACTACAACAACGTGGAAGACAAGCACGAGTCGGCCGTATTTGATTTCGCTATCGTTGACGGCAACTACATCGGCGAGGATTATTTGTTCTGCCAACGCGCCCGCGCTGAAGGCTTTACAGTGTTCCTTGATACCGATATCAGCTTGCCACACGTCGGCACCACAGAGTTTTACCGTAACTTTGCGGAAGACGCCATGAAGCCTTTGATGGCTGAGCATGGCAAGAAGCGTTTAAAGGTAGCAAATGGCTAAGAAAAACCCATCCCTTGCAGTAGGTCGCGGTGAGAAGCTGCCGGTCTCTAAAGGGGCTGGGCTGACTGCCAAAGGTCGCGCTAAGTACAATGCAGCCACAGGGTCAAACCTCAAAGCGCCACAGCCCGAAGGTGGGCCACGCAAGAAGTCATTCTGTGCTCGCATGTCTGGCATGCCCGGTCCGATGAAAGACGAAAAAGGCAAGCCTACTCGTAAGGCTGCTTCACTAGCTCGATGGAAATGCTGATATGAACGACAATGTTTCAACTGCACGGGAACTGGCCACACACGCGGCTGATATTGCCCATCTCCAAAATGACATGGACAAGATGGCTAAAGACATGGCTGAAATCAAAACCATGCTTGCCAGCATCAACACTACACTTGCAGAAGCTAAGGGCGGCTGGAAAGTGCTTATGATGTTTGGCGGTGCAGGCGGCTTAATTGGTGCAACACTTGCACAGATTATCCACGCAATACCCGGAGCTAAATAATGCCGAGTAGCTCTAAAAAACAACACAATTTCATGGCTGCGATAGCGCACTCGCCCTCGTTTGCTAAGAAAGTAGGAGTCCCACAATCTGTTGGGAAAGACTTCAGTAACGCCGACAAAGGCAAGAAATTCTCAAAAGGTGGTGATACTATGGCTACAAAAGGTGTAAATCCGTTTGCTAAATTTGAAAAATCTGGCAAAGATATGGAAGTTAAAGGCAAAGGCAAAGAGGGTTCCAAGAAAGAGGAGTTCTTTGACCGCATGCAGATGAAGGGCGTCAAGAAGATGGCTGAAGGCGGTATGACCGATACAGCGCAAGACAAAGCCATGATTAAAAAGGCTTTCAAGCAACACGATGCCCAAGAGCATAAAGGCGGCAAAGGCACAACCTTGGCGCTGGCCAAAGGCGGGTTTACTAAGTCTGCCAACGGTATTGCTAGTAAGGGTTTAACCAAGGCTAAGCAGGTCGTAATGAAGAAAGGTGGGAAGTGCTAATGGCTAAAGCTCCAATCGTCAGCGCGAAACAACTCGCGGATTCTGGTTTTACAAATTTACGCGACTACCTCAACAATGAGCGGGGACTTACCCGCAGGGGCGGGCCAATGTCCGTTAAAAGTGAAGGCCCAATTACGGCCGACGCTGAAGCTCGTAATAGCCGTGGACGGCCCGCGGAGCAAGACATGTCTGACCGCGATGCCTTGGGCAAACAGATGAGCGAATCCGGTACCGACATGGCTATGGCTCAGCGCGATTCCGATGCTGTTCCTAAATTCCTCCGTGCCGGCGAGTCTGGCAACAGCCGTGGATCAAGCAAGTACCGCGAGAGCGGGCAGGCTATGGTGGATAAACAGGACCAAGACGCTGCTGAAATGCGTCGTGAGGCCCGCGGTATGAAAGCCGGCGGATCAGTTTCGTCCGCTTCCCGCCGTGCAGACGGTATCGCCACCAAAGGCAAAACTCGTGGAAAGATGTGCTAATCATGGCTGATGTTAAATACCCCAAAGACGTCCCAGTGGACGAACCTGTAGCCAAGCCAAAGCAGTCAAAGGCCAAGATGTACCCTGACTACACTCCAGTGGACGAACCAGTCGTAAAAAAGGCCAAGGGCGGGTCCATCCGTGGCGGCGGTATCGAGACCCGTGGCAAGACCAAGGGTAAGATGATCGCTATGTGCAGCGGTGGTATGACTAAGGGCAAGAAGTGATTTCCAGTCGCGGCATGGGGGCCGTAAACCCCTCCAAGATGCCTAAAGGTGTGAAGAAGGCCCGCCGGGATGACACCGACTTCACACAATACGCCGAAGGCGGCAAGGTCAACTGGATTGCTGGCGCGATTAAGAAGCCCGGTGCATTGCGTGCCGCTCTTGGAGTTAAAGAAGGCCAGACTATCCCTGCTAAAAAATTAGCCGCTGCAGCGAAAAAGCCCGGTAAAATGGGTCAACGTGCTCGCCTAGCCCAGACCTTTAAAGGCATGAAATAATGGCAACCTCCGGCACCTCCTCGTTTAACCTAGACCTTACAGAAATTGTTGAGGAGGCGTTTGAACGTGCGGGTTCCGAGTTGCGTTCGGGCTATGACCTGCGTACCGCGCGGCGCTCGCTGAACTTGATGTTTGCTGAGTGGGCAAATCGCGGTATCAACATGTGGACATTTGAGCAAGGGACCATTAATTTGGTGCCCGGCCAAGCCACATACGCACTCCCAGTGGACACCGTAGACCTCTTGGAGCACGTCATCCGCACGGGCGCAGGCAACGTATCGACACAGGCTGACCTTACTATTTCGCGTATCAGCGTATCAACATACGCTACGATCCCAAACAAACTCTCCCAAGCCCGGCCCATCCAAGTATGGTTCCAACGGCTTGACGGTGAGCGCTCTGCAATAGGAACCACCCTTGCAAGCACCATAACGGCCACAGACACGACGATAACCCTTACGTCAACAGTTGGCCTAGGCACAGCAGGTTTCGTCCTTATTGGGGCGGAAACCATCAATTACGGGTCAGTCTCAGGGAATCAGCTTTTGTACTGCTCACGCGGGCAGGCAAACACTACGGCTGCAGCCCATACCGCAGCAGCACCCGTATACCCACAAAACCTCCCATCAGTGACCGTCTGGCCAGTGCCGGATAACAGCGTTACATACCAGTTTGTTTACTGGCGTATGCGCCGCATTGATGACGTCGGCGGTGGTGTAAATACCATGGATGTGCCATTCCGTTTCTTGCCAGCTATGGTGGCCGGCTTGGCGTACCAGTTAGCCATGAAGATACCCAATGGCGCAGACCGTCTGCCCATCCTGAAGGCCCAATACGACGAGGCATGGCAGCTTGCTGCTGATGAAGATCGGGAGACCGCTCCAATACGATTCGTGCCACGCCAGATGTTTATTGGTAGCACATAATGGGTAATCAATTCGCATCCGGCAAAAAGGCGATTGCCGAGTGTGATCGCTGTGGTCAACAGTTCTTGCTGAAGAAGTTAAAGACTGAGATAATCAAGCAGCGAAAGTATGAATTATTGGTATGCCCTGAATGTTGGGACCCAGACCAACCACAATTGATGCTTGGTACGTTCCCGGTAGATGACCCACAGGCATTGCGCAACCCACGTAGGGATACAACATACGTGGTATCTGGAGTAAATTCAGAAGGCAATTTGTCCGGTGGCTCGCGGGATATCCAGTGGGGGTGGTATCCGGTAGGTGGGGCTTCGTTTTTTGATGTAGCGTTGACGCCAAATAATTTGGTTGCAGTCGCAAGTGTTGGTACAGTATCGGTTTCATAGGAGTTAATCATGGCATTTACAAAATCTGCGGACGGCGTTGCTTCAAAAGGCAAAACCAAAGGCAAAAATCTTGGCGATAGCGGTCCTTCCGTTGGCATCCAAAATGGTGGCAAAGGTAGCAAGGGCGGCAAGACCAACGAAGAAATGATGAAGCTGGGCCGTGGCCTTGCTAAAGTAGCTAACCAAAAGCGAGGTTAATCATGGCCACACAAAGCATGAAATTAATGGGCAAGGAAGTTGGCCCTGCCAGTCTGTACGCTAAACCACACACTATGTCTGGTAAAGCTGTAGCTATCTCCGGAAACCCCGGCAAAGAACCTAACCGCAGCAAGGCGGATTCTGTTGACATGAGTATCGGCAACATCAGCAAGTCTGCTGGAAACGAGCCTGTCAAAACTGATGGCATTAAAATTCGTGGTACGGGAGCGGCTATCAAGGGTTTATACGCCAGAGGCCCCTTAGCCTAAGCATGAGCATGAACACTCCCGTTGCCATTTACAAAATTGTTAATGCCTTAAATGGCAGGATGTACATCGGGCAGTCGGTAAACCCGGCTTACCGCGCCAAACGACATTTTTGGAAAAATAACGGTTGCGTAAAACTCCGCTATGCAATTGAAAAGTACGGGCGAAATAGCTTTAGTTTTTCTGTGTTGTGTTGGTGTGTTGATAAAGCAGATGCCAATGAAGTCGAAGAGTTATTAATTGCGTTGGGTGATACACGGGATAGCGGGTACAACATTACACCGGGCGGGTTTGGTACAGGTGCTGGAGAAAATAATCCTTTTTTCGGTAAGTCACATACCGCAGAGGTTAAAGCCAAACTAGCAGCCAAAAACCTTGGTAAAACAATGGCAGCGACCACACGGGAAAAGATTGCAAACGCAAATCGTAACCGTACAATGTCGGAAGCTACAAAAAATAAACTACGCGCAAGGGAAAAATCAGAGTTGTGCAGTGAACGTACAGCATCCGCAAACAAATCCCGCGTGTGGAGCGAAGAATCAAAAGCAAAGCTAGTTGCGTACAACACAGGACGAAAGATGTCGGAAGAAGCAAAAGCTAAAATCGCAGCCGCAAACAAAGCGCGTGTTTGGACAGCGGAGTCTAAGGCGAAGCTTTCCTTGTCTAAAACTAAGGTGTTGGTATGAACTACGCTGCTCTCGTTACTGCAATCTCCGATTACACGGAGAATACTTTCCCAACTGCGGACATGAATACGTTCATCATGCAGGCAGAGCAGCGTATATACAATACCGTTCAGTTTCCATCACTGCGTAAAAATGTAATCGGGCTTTTAGTAAACGGAAACAAATACCTATCGTGCCCTGAAGATTTTTTAGCACCGTACTCTATTGCAGTCATCGAAGGCTACGGCACCGCCGCTGAGAATTACACGTTCTTACTGAACAAAGATGTCAACTTCATCCGCGAGGCATATCCAAGTCCAGCGGATAAAGCTCTTCCTAGGTACTACGCGCTATTCGGCCCTACTACAACTGCGGGTAATCCTCCAGTACCCACAAACGAGTTATCGTTCATCCTAGGCCCAACACCTGACGATGCGTACTACGTAGAGCTTCACTATTACTACTACCCAGACTCCATCACCACTGCAACAACCACATGGTTGGGTGATAACTTTGACACCGTGCTGCTTTATGGCGCGTTGGTAGAAGCATATACCTACATGAAGGGTGAGGCTGATATGGTGGCGCTTTACACTGGCCGCTACCAAGAAGCGCTTGCACTTGCTAAACGTCTGGGCGATGGCCTTGAGAAGCAGGATAGCTACCGCAGCGGAACTTACCGAGTACCTGTCCGATGATCGTCCAAACACAGACCACTTCGTTTAAAGCAGAACTGTACCAAGGGGTACATAACCTGCTGACCGACACGATTAAGATCGCCCTTTACACCGCAAGCGCTAACCTTGATGCAGATACCACGGTATATAGCACCTCCAACGAGGTTGTAGCATCTGGATATACCGCAGGTGGCGAAGTTATGACCGGGGCAACACTCGGCTCTTCAGGGTACACAGCGTATGTCAATTGGGCCAATGTATCGTGGGCAGCCTCGTTGACATCTAGATGTGCCTTAATCTACAATGCCAGCAAGGGTAATAAAGCCGTTGCGGTGCTAGATTTTGGGTCTGATAAAACATCTACCGGTACGTTTACCATTACAATGCCCGCTACTACCCCAACCACTGCGTTAATTCGTAGTTCAATCTAGGAGTTTAATATGTCCAATGAAATCGCCCAAGGCGTAGACGCAGTAGCAAGTGCGTTAGCGCAAGCTAACAGTACCGGTGACTCGGCAACTGCAAAGGGTTTTTATACCATGCAATGCCTTGATGCTGATGGAAACCTAAAATGGGAAGCTCGCTGCCCTAATCTAGTAGTTAACGTCGGTCTGCAAGACATGAACGCCCAGTACTTCAAAGGCTCTGCGTATACCGCTGCTTGGTATATTGGCTTGTATGGTGCAGCCGCATCAAACAACCCTGCTGCTAGCGACACAATGGCCTCACATGCTGGCTGGACTGAAATTGTTCCATACAGCAACGCTACACGCCCTGCGGCTACTTTTGGTACCGCTACTACAGCTAACCCATCAGTTCAGACAAACTCTGCATCTCCTGCGTCTTATACCATCAATGCTACTGCTACTGTTGGCGGGGCGTTTTTAGTAAATAACAGCACTAAATCTGGTACTACAGGTACTTTATTTTCTGCATCTGACTTTACCTCCCCCGGAGACCGCTCAGTGGCCTCTGGTGATACTCTCAATGTCACATACACATTCAGCTTAGCTGGCTAAGGATTTAATATGGCACAGTTTAAAAAAGGCGATACCGTCCAACTAAAATCAGTGTTACCTAAAGGTCCTGTAATCGCTATGCGTATGGATGAAGATGGTAACGTACAGTACTTAGTAGAGTGGACGGCTGATGGTGAATCCCAGCAGCGCTGGTTTGACGAAGCTCAGCTAGCCGCTGTATAACCCCCGGGGGGCTTGACGCATGTTTGGCTTTACTGCCTTTGCGCAAGCTCCCTTTTCTGCGCTTGCAGATGCGGGCGCGGTATATAACTCCAACGTAGCCGAAACGGCAGGGGCAACTGATGTAGTTGCAGCGGGCCAAGTATTTAATACTAACGCTGCGGAGTCCAGTACTGGTACAGATGCGATAACTACATCTGGTACATTTTTTCCAAAGATTGTAGAAAATGCGACCGGCGTGGACTCCATGGGTGCGCTGGCAGTGCTGCTATCCGACATCGCGGAAGCCGCTACGGGGCTAGATACATTAGTCGCAATACAAGTTTTTGTATGTGGTATCGATGAGGCTGCTACAGGTACTGAAACTGCTGACGCAACAGTACCCTACATGACGTATGTAGTTGAGACAGCTACTGGGTCGGATGTCATAGATGCGTTGCAGACTTACTTTAGCCAGATCGCAGAAGCGGCGACCACTAGCGATGCTGTAAGCACAATACTCACATTCCTCAGTAATATTGCCGAGGCGAATACCGCCACTGATGCGACAAGCGCGTCTTTAATAGCACCCGCAAGTGTTACTGAGTCAAGTACCGTAACAGACGCTGCGCAGGCCGCACAAACATTTGCTACGGCTATAACGGAAACTGTAGCGGCAGCAGAAACAGTTTCAACACAAAGACCTATAGCTTCAGACATAGCAGAGACTGCTACGATAACCAACAGCACTAGCGCGAATGCCGCATTTAACTCTGCAGCGGCCGAGAGTGCCACAGTAACGGATAGCAGCAGCGCAGGCGGAAGTATCTATAACCCCGTGCTGTCTGAAGGGGCTACCGTAACTGAAAGCAATAGAGTAGCAGGGAGCACATTTACACCTTCCGTAGCGGAGTTTGGTGTCTTTGTAGATTCTGCTTCAGCCGCACAAGGTTTTGCGTCAACAGTTACTGAGACGAGCACTGTATCTGATGCTGATGCAGCATGGCAGGCGTTCTTTACATCGATAACAGAAACTGCAACGGGTACGGACTTCGCGAGTTCAGGGTTCCAATATTCCCGCGACGCCGCAGCGTCTGCCACCGGTACGGATGTTAACTACGCGGATGGGTCTATAGCGCAACGCGGGTCGGTAAATGAATCCGCAACTGGTTCAGACGTAGCAAGTTCGATAGGAATCTTTAATGCTACCGTGGAGGAAGCACTTGCGGGGCTTGATACTGCCGACGTTATAGGCATATTCTTCGCAGCGATACAAGAGGCTGCTACTGGGTCTGAGTCCTTCCGGATTCGACTGCTGTGGGAACTTATTAATGACAGCCAGACGGTAAGCTGGCAAAATGTAGCTACCGCGCAAACCCCCGCATGGAGCGTAGTCAATGATTCGCAATCCACCAACTGGGAAGTAATCAATACGCAAGGATAAAAAATGGCACTAGTACTAGCAGATCGTGTAAAGGAAACCACTACAACTACCGGCACCGGTACGCTTACTTTATTGGGCGCGGTTAGCGGGTTCCAGTCTTTTGCCGCAGTGGGTAACGGGAACTCTACGTATTACACAATTTCATCCACCGGCGGGTCAGAGTGGGAAGTGGGTATTGGTACGTACACGGCCTCTGGGACTACCCTGTCCCGTACTACGATTCTGTCCTCGAGCAACTCAGGTAGCGCAGTTAACTTGTCAGCAGGGGTTAAAGATGTATTTGTGACCTACCCAGCAGGCAGGTCTGTGTACTCCGACGGGACTACGCTTACAGCTACAAATAGCGCGGTGTTACCTATTGTAAGTGGCGGCACTGGGCAAACCACAGCTACCACAGCGTTTAATGCGCTAGCACCGTCCCAAGCTACTAATTCAGGCAAGTTTTTAACTACCGATGGAACCAATGCAAGTTGGGCAGCTTCGGGCGCTACTATAACCAACGACACTACTACAGCGACCAATGTATACCCATTGTTTTCCGCGGCTACCTCTGGGAATTTATCCACTGCGTATACTGGGAACACAAAACTACTGTACAAGCCCTCTACGGGGGAACTGCAGTCTACGGCGCTAGTATCGTCTAACGGAATTACCGTAAACGCAAATACTGTTTCTGCAAACTACACCATTACTTCGGGCAATAACGGCTTTAGTGCGGGCCCAATCACGGTGGCGTCTGGCGTAACCGTCACCATAACAAGCGGCAGTACTTGGGTAGTGCTTGCGCCATAACTAAAAATATTTTAAGGATATATTATGGGACTTAAATTAGCAACGGCGAGCGCTGGTAGTATTGATATTAACCCAGAAAACACCGCGAGCGCGTACACATTTACTATACCTGCGGTAACTGCTACGGCGTTAAGCAACTCCTCGGGTATCATGAATATCGGGTCTGGGCAGGTTTATAAAGACGCCACGGGTGGCTTTTTCATTGGGGCTACTGCGGCGTACAGTACGGAAAAGTTTTTAGTATCCAGCGCTGATTTGACCGTAGCAACATTCCGAAATACTACCAATACCAGCGGCTATGGAACTATTAAATCCTATATACAGGCCAACGGAAATAACACAAGTACGTACCATTTCTTTGCCAATACCAACGGTGTAGGAACTTGGTATTTGTGGGGGAATGGTACAACGACATTTTCATCTGACGCACGGCTAAAGAAAAACATTGAATCCACCCGTAATGGGTATATCGAAGATTTATGTAGATTGCGTGTAGTTAAGTACAACTGGAAAAATGACGCCGAAGGGACCCCAAAAGAAATTGGCTTGATTGCCCAAGAAGTTGCGCAGGTGTTTCCGGGGTTAGTGCAGGACGATATATCTCCAGTATCAAACGAAGACTCCACCATCTATAAGCAGCTTAAAGCCAGCGTTCTCCCGTTTATGCTACTTAAAGCAATACAGGAGCAGCAAGCAATTATTACCCAGCTACAGGCTGATGTAGCCGCCCTTAAAGGAGCCTCCGCATGACTACTTCAATTAACGGGACTACAGGGGTTACTTTCACTGACGGGTCAACGCTGAATACTGCGCCATCAGGGTTTGGCTTTAAGAACCGCCTAATTAACGGGTCGTTTAATATTTTCCAACGCTCCACATCAGCGACTATTACCGCTGGCAGCACAATCGCTGCAGGGTACTCCACGGTTGATCGGTGGTATGTGTACTGCACTGGCGCAAACGTAACTGCCGCATCTGTAGCCGGAGTAGCCCCTGACGCCTACCAACTACAAATCACAGGCGCTGCATCGGTTACGGCGGTTGGTATTGGGCAACGAATTGAGAATGTCAACTGCGCGGACCTTGCGGGAAGCGTCTGTACGCTCAGTGCCACCATAGCCAACTCGCTTCTGACAACAGTGACATGGACTGCGTACTACGCGAATACCAACAATACATTTGGTACATTGGCGAGCCCAACACGAACCCAAATCGCCACGGGTACGTTTACAGTATCTTCTACAGCAGCGCGGTATAGCACGAATATCACAATGCCATCTGCCGCTACTACCGGGATTGAGATTGTGTTTACTGTTGGCGCACAGACTTCAGGTACATGGCAACTCGATAATATCCAGCTTGAACAAGGGTCCACAGCGAATGTGTTTGATGTGCGCCCATACACTACTGAGCTAATCTTGTGCCAACGGTATTACTATAAAGCTGTATCGAGTACATCAAACTGGCTGGGAAGCGCGGGTTATATCGGAATAGGTTCATCTACAACCGCAAGGACACCCTCTATTTTCCCAGTTCAAATGCGTATCGCCCCTACTGTGCTAGACACAACGGGGACCGCTGGGAATTACCGGATATTGCCCGACAACGTTACTCTTACTTCTGTACCTGCAATTAATCTGGCTAACGTAAATGACGGCTGGCTTTCACTAACCGCGACGGGGGGCGGGCTATCTTCTGGGGGCGTTGCGGTACTTTCCGCATCTGCGGGGGTTACTATATTCCTTGGATGGGGAGCGGAATTATGATATTCAAAATGTTACCTGTATCAGAGGGTGAGCCACAGGTCTACGCCATGCTTAACGAAGATGGGGGCTACTCCCAGACGTGTACAGCAGAGTACCCAGACTTCAAGGACTGGATTGCTGAAGGCAACACCCCGCTTCCAGCAGGCTCGTAGCAATTGCCCTAAACCCGATTACTAAGTAAAATCCCTGCAACATAAGGAAGTCCTATGACTACGGCAGCAACACCACTTTTAGGATTAGCCCTACCAGTATCCGGCGAACTGTCGGGTACATGGGGCGACACCGTTAACAACTCGCTTACGTCCTTGGTTGACGATGCCGTAGCGGGAACAACTACCCTTAGCATAGACGTAGATGTAACCCTGTCCACTACAACCTTGGCCCCAAACCAAGCGCGTAACGCAGTTATTCTATGGACTGCCGGCGGTACAGCTACTCGGACCATTACGGCCCCTGCTCTAAGTAAGAGCTACATCGTAATCAACAAGACCTCTAGCACCCAGAGCATTAAACTTGTGGGTGCTGGCCCTACTACAGGCGTGACCATCATTGCTGGAACCGCAGCCCTTGTAGCTTGGAACGGCCTTGACTTTGTAACTATTTCAGTTATATCAACCTCGGGTGTTCTTCCCGTAGCATCTGGTGGCACCGGCGCAACTACGCTTACTGCTAACGGGGTATTGATTGGGAATGGAATTTCTGCGGTTACTGCAGTTTCACCGAGTACTTCTGGAAATGTCCTAACCAGCAACGGGACAGCATGGGCGTCTGTAGCAATTCCTACGCAGTTCCCCACTGGTGGCATCATCATGTGGAGTGGGTCGATTGCATCTATCCCTGCGGGGTGGTTACTTTGTAATGGAACAAGTGGTACGCCTGATCTGCGCAACAGATTTGTTATTGGTGCCTCAGTTGACAATGCAGGTGTAGCAAATACAACAGTTACAGGCGCGAACACATTATCTGGCGGTACTGCCAATGCAGTTGTGGTAGCCCATACACATACTGCGACAACAACGTCTACTGATTCAGGCCACACGCACACCTATAACACTAAAGCTACAACGTTCTATGTAACGGGCTCTACAGTTCCATGTTGGTCTTTTGACTCTACCGCAACCTCTGGTACTAGTTACGCCAATATTACGTCAGCCACTACAGTTGATTCCGCCGGCGTATCCGGTACAAACGCAAATCTGCCTCCGTACTACGCACTTGCGTACATCATGAAATCGTAGAAGTGTGATCGATGCAGTTGCTTCCGCTCAGATACCGTGGCCCAACACCGAGACAAGAATCGTGTTGGTGTGCCGCGTCGTGCTGCCGAGCGAGAAGTACGGAGCCAATGAGTTCCTAGACAAAGACGGGAGGGTGTGCCGCTGGGTTCTGGAGGTCAAGAATGATCGACCCAATTAGCGCATTTGCCATAGCACAGGGTGCTATAAAAGGCATCCAAGCTGCTATAAAAATGGGCAAGGATGTCCAAGGGATCACGCATGACGTGATGAAGTTTTTTGACGCAAAGGATACGGTAGCTAAGGAAGCGGTCAAAGACCCAAAGAAGAAGTACAGTTCTGCAACGAGTCAGGCGATGTCAACAGTAATGCAACTGCATGAACTAAACAAAGCCGAAGAAGAACTGAAGTGGCACTTTATCAATCAGGGGCAGTCGGCACTTTGGCAGCAGATTGTGCAGGAGCGCAACAACATTGTGCAGCGCAGGAAGACGCAGGACATACTGGATGCTAAGGCAGCGAAGAACCGCAAGAAAGAGATTGACGAAGCCATAATCATGGGGCTTTGCGTACTGGTAGCCGCTGCCATATTCTCGCTGGTGGCATGGGGTGTAATTGAAATGAAAGGGAAATTCTGATGTTTGCACTTGACGGATTATTAGCAGTCGGCGGTAAGTTAATCGACAAACTCATCCCCGATCCGGAAGCCAAGGCCAAAGCCCAATTGGAACTTGCCACACTTGCCCAAAACGGTGAGCTGGCGAAGATGGCTAACGAGACCGAAATCTACAAGACGGAGCAAAACAATGTTACAGAGCGCTGGGCTGCGGATGCAAATACTGATAGCTGGCTTGCTAAAAATATCCGTCCTCTTAGCCTTGTTGCTATCTTTGTTGGGTATTTTCTGTTTGCGCTTATGTCAGCTTTTGGTTATGACGCTAAGGAATCCTACGTCCAACTCCTTGGGCAATGGGGCATGCTCATCATGTCAGCCTACTTCG